GTGGTACATGGCGAAAGGAGCTCCTGGAGAGTTTTAAAGGGGGTGTGTCGTTGCACACACCCAGGGATGAATCTGTCGTCCCAACCCGCATAAAGCGAGCATTTCGACAGAAAACCCAATCGGGGTTCGGTGACTGAAGCAACTTGATCAGTGTTGCAAAGTTTCCTGGATAGTCGGACCTAGGTAGGTTCCTTGGGCCACACCGTACGGCCTAGCATCGTTACACTACGTGTTCACTCACGCCCACACCAGATGGTGATGTGGTAAGGTCGATACTAGTTTGATTTGCTGCCGCTGCGAGCGTTTGATCTCCTGGCCCCCTCCGCTTTTGGCGCGAGGGTTAAGGCTTCAGAGGTGCTCACGGTCTGTGGTAAGGACAAGTGCCCTGCCCGATTCTTCCGGAAACCGTCACTGGATGGTGGTCTAATGTGTGACTGAGGTCGGCGCTTTGGAACGCGCCGACAGTGTTTCCCATGGACTGTTAGAGATTGTGATGCATACAAAGAGGGACGCACCTGGGTCGGTGCGCAAACCCTTCAGTGGGTTGGATGGAGTTCGGTCTTCTTGACCGGCAGTATTGTCAGTATCTGAGAGCAGGCGTAATAGCCTGACTTGAGCGTAAGAGGGGCACTTTTGATTCTCCTCCTGGATCCATTCGTGGGCCTCAGCATTGCGCTGTTGGTTCCACTGAACGAACTCAGAATTGGAGGGAGGTCTTTCCTCCCAGGGTTCCTTACCGTATCTCATTTCGGCCATCCAGCCCCAATCGGGACTGTCATGTAGCACACCTGAGAACGGATCGGTACATCCTTCCCGAATCCCCTCGCATACTCTTATATTAAACTGACACACCGTTGATCGTGTGGAGCGTATTTTCCGCCCATAGGGGGCATCGGCACGCGTGGGTGCCAATTCCTCATCTCGGTAGGCAAGCCAGGCTTTTGCAAGGGCGACCTCGCCCGTCAACCGCATGAAGTCCTCAGGATCGAGAACTGTTGCAGTCGGCAGACCGAGGCCACCAAGCTCAACCGGTAGCCACCAAGAGATGCCCCCCGGGCATCTTTCACGGACGCGATGTTGACGAATTACTTCACTGAGCAGCTCATTCTTCCGCTCCTCAGGACACACACGGAGGGCCCAGCGTGTAACAGGCGACACTTGGTCGACCCATTCCATGCCAGTCCCCTCGCAGCGCCACTTGGTGCGGCCAGGTTTACTCGCCCCCCCCCGCTTGGAGGAAGGGAAGAGAGATCCGATCGGTATAAAGTCCGCCGGTCGTGCCTCAAAAGAGTCACAACTGATGGTAGACGGCATCCAGTAGGGAGCAGAATTCATAACTGCCCACTCCTCCGAGAAGTATGACTTCCCCGGAGAGGATTTTAAGCCCGCCCACCCGGCGATCGATTCCCAAACAGCCTGGAAACTCGCTGGTGCATACATCAAGCAGTCGTCCCCATTCACAAGGAACGGCAGCTTAGCGGCCGAGAGTGTTCGTCCCTTGACGGGATCGCGCACTTCTGGCAGCATTCTGCGGCCTGGGCCGGTAGGCCCCAAAGGTCCGGTCTTAAACCGGAGGTCCCCCTGCGCATTGACGCGCATGGTCCCCTGCTTGTATAGCAGCCGATGATATGCTGTCGAGATGACAGCCGCATTGATGACACACAGAACCGTGAAGCTGACAGGAGCCCCCATTAGCTGCCCCTCATGTTGAGGCAAGCCACCGGGCAGGACATTGTGCACTAGTCCACCCACGAGGTCTTCTGTCGCCTGGGAATCCAATCCCCAGGCCTTCGCCACTTCCATTCCACACAACTCCGACGCCCAACCACGGATCTGGTTGGTAGCATCTGAGTAGTCACCCGAGAGCCAGCCGACCCTGTCGGTGTCTGGCAATGATTCGAGAGCGCACAACACGTGTGCTTTGATAGGATCCTTGGACGGGGGAGTCCCGTCTTCCGTGTCACGACCCATGACGAACTGGCCAAAGAATTGGTTTAAGTAGTCAGCATCAAGAGGCTGACCTGTCAGGGCGTAGTTGGGCAAGCTTTTGAGAGCCTTGCCCATGGTTACTTGGAGGAGTTTCTGCCGATAGTACCGAGTCGGCTCTCCTTTGGAGATCACACGCACTTTGCAAGCCTCCTTGAGGCCCAGGAACTCGACGTTGTTCGTTTCCCGCCTGAAAGTGATGGCATCCGTATTCCCCAGTTCGTATTGACTAGGTTCAACATCTGCCGCCAACTCTAAGCGGTGATTCGACCACTCGTAAAGGAGATCCCCCGGTGTGGTAAATTGACATCTGTGTTCCTCGGAGCCACAGAGCGCCTCACAACATTCACCCAGAGACTCATAGCGTCCAGTACGCTTGAGCCAATTGGTGAAAGCATTTAGCGCCCCGCCTTCGGCGAGGGTCACAGCTGACAAACCACAGGGAAACTTCTCCCCAAGTCCTGTCGCAGTGTGTGAGTGATGAGACGGAATTGGCATGTCGTGGCTCTTGCAGCCAGAGTCCCTCTTTCGACACGCCAAACCCAACCGCCGGGACTCCAGACGGATCTGCTTTCTAAGCTGATACATCCAGAAGAGGTCGGTATCGGGATCGTCCCAACAGGCCCAACAACAAGATTGAGCCACTTCTCCACCACAACCACACGAAAACTCACTTTCCGGCTGATCGAAAATTGCGCTAAGACGCGCTTTAGTCTCTTCGACTGATTTCACGACCAGAGCGTCGGTAGGTTCCGGGAACAGACCTTTCGCATGCAGCAGCGTAAAAGCGTCGCTGGCCCTGTGCTTTCGCACCAGAGTCTGCAACGCAACGTAGCCACACGACGTTAGGAATGAACCGGCCCTTTCACCGGCGCCAAATAGGGTTTCGACCCGTTGGGGAGGCTGTTTAAGGATTCTATTAGCCAACCCGATCAAGTGATATTTGATCCACTTGATATCCAAGTCAAGAGTGCGATAACACGACCATGTCAAAATGAACTGGTCACGCACATACCCCTTCCGACTCCATGAGTCTGGATCCGCTCCCAAAAGTCGCAACAGCATTGCAACCCGAGACCAGGTTAATAATCCTAGTCCGAGCTCCTTTGCGATCGCGTCTCGAGCGACATCCTCACTAACCATCTGGTCTTTAACCAGCGTGACAGCCCTTAACAGGGCCGCTGACACCTTGGTGTCAGACTCTTCACGTGCCGGATCTTCTTCTAGATTTGGCAATGGCAGTCCACGGGGAAACAACAACTCTTCGAACCGGCTAATTAGCCAGTCCGGAGCCACCACATCAGCATCCTTCTTCTTTGCTTCGCGTTTGTTTTTACGAATGCAAGTCATT